CGATTCTCTCATCGAAACAGTAATTGTTTGAGATCCTATGATATCAACTGCTGTTGTTTCTGTTACTTGTTCATATCCAGTTGTTGTAATTCTTCCCAACGAAAAATAGTTATCTTGTTGATTTCTATCAAAAAACCATGCTCCACCAGTAGTTCCAACACCAAGAGTTGAGTTGCCAATATTTGGAGAATTTGTTCCATATACTGGTGAATTGCCAACGATTTTTTTTGCAACTGTATCAGGAACTTTAAAAGTTCCAAGATATGGATCTCCCCAATATTCCATAACATTAAATTGATTAATGCCCTGGATATTTCCTTCTTCAGCGCCAATTCTAGCAATTGCTGTAGCACCTACACCACCGCCAAGAGAAATTGTCACTGCTGGTGGATTTTCTGGATCATATCCTCTTCCAGAAGTAATAATGTCAATAGCAATAACTCTTCCTGTCTGTATGTCTATTGTTGCAACAGCTTGTGCTTGAATTCCTCCAGATGGAGGTGCAGAAATCGCAACAACTGGTGCGCTAGTATACCCAGATCCACCATTTGTTATGTCAATCCCACTACTAGATCTTCCACCATAAGTGTTTCCAATTACCTCAAATAATGCTGGATAATCTGCAATATTATATTCGCTTCCATCACAATATAGATATCCCTCATGTGTATAAGCTGGATCATCTCCAGATTGATATGCATTTCCAGAAGTATCAGTTAATGCTGGAAATGCAGCTGCATTAAATTTAATATAGTCATGATCATACGAATTCTGACCAGTCTTCAAATTAGGCACTATTGCCCCAATTGGTGTTGTATCTACTAAAAGATCTGTCAAAAATCCTTTTCTAGTATTTCTATAACTTTGCATGATTATATTTTAATTAGGTATTCCATAACAATAAATGGAGCACATGCAGAATCTACAGAAACAGATGAGTCTACCCCAATACTCATTGTTGTTACAAGATTTTCTGGTGGAATGTTAATTGCTCTAGTTTTTACTTTATATGTATGTTCTGTAGTTTCCAAATCAATTCTGTGATTATGTCTGGTTGGATCTGCCCCAGCGGAAATTTCTAAATCTGAAGTATCAGTGGCAACATTTTCAATATCAGGAGTGCATACTGCAGTTAAAACATTCTGATTACTTTGTAATGGTAAAACATCATATAAACTATTTCCAAGAAAATCTATAGGGGCAGAACCCTGAATATATGTTGCTGGGACATCATTATTTGAATCTTGAGTTGCTGCTCCTTCTTCTGGAGGCAAGCAAACTAAAATACGACCCTGACTTACGAATCTTGCTGTATTTGACTGATTTGCAGATCCATCAAGTGTAGCTCTATTTACTGTAAAACTTTGATTTGTTAAGCAGTTATAATTGTATTGTTCACCATATCCAAAAATACACCCGCCATAGTAAAGTGTTTGGAATGCTCCATTACCCCAAACTGGTTGACCGCTAAATGGTGTTCCTGCATTTGGATTCCATTGATCGATAGCAAGGCATGGTTGTTGACCACTTCCAGGAATTCCACTACTATTTACAGTTGCATCCAACCAATCTTGTACATTAATTGTTGATGCATTTCTTCTTCCAGTTTGACCAGCTGCTCGTGGCGCAGAACTCGACACTTCTGTTAGTGCCATATTTCTTGCTCTAACAGCAGAATGAAAATGAGCATGGGGATGTATTGAATTTTCTTCTACCCCTTCTATATCGGTATAATGTGAAGCACCAGCATATGTATATGAAGGGCGACCTCTAATTGGAATTTCTTGAGATGGTACACTAATATCGCCACTATAAGTAATTCTCACATCATTTCCAATAGCAGATACTGCCTCAATTCCAATTCCAGATCTACTAATTTCATTTCCTAAAGGATTATTCAGTCGTATATTGTTATACACACCAGCATTAGCTCCAGATGTTGGTTCTGGATATTTAGACCCCAAATCTGGAACCGCAAATTGTTCATCTGTAATTTGATCTAATGCTGTCCCATCAATGTTTCTTCTGAGAAATTTAGATTGTTGTCCAGTTCCTAAAATTGAGGCAAGACGGGGGTAATCTTTAGCAAAATATCTACTTCCATCACACTTCAAATAACCAGCAGGTAAATTAATTGGATTTGCTCCATCAGATGGTGTTCCATCATATTGAACTGGCCAAATAATGATTTGACCAGTTAAATTGCCATACTTTGCTCTTTCTTTCGAGTAAAATGTTGCCATCAGTATGCTTTGATGATGAATGTTATGGTGACGCTTGGTTGAGATACATCACAAGAAATATTTAGAGCATTTTCTAAACTTTCTGCTTGTAGTGAAGATCCATCAGCATCAGATGCTGTATAAGATGGCGGTCCAGACATTGATCCCATTCCCTGAGAAATTTCAAAACTACCATGATTATGTGATCTAAACGCCTGGTCTAACGGATCTTTATTTGATCCAGCAAGATTTAAACTAGTTGGAAACGCACCGTGTCTAAATTGCAAATCATATGTTCCGCTCAAAAGTGCTGCGGTTGATAAAGTAACTTCATATCGCTGTGTTGCTTCATTCAGTATAACACTTTGCACATATGTTCCCTCCCTGAGAATGTCATATTTCTGGTCAACATTTACTGGGGTGACATACATCAATGGCGTAATTGCATCATACTGAAACCAAGTATTTGGCAACTCTCCATATGATCTTCGAAGATCAGTTCCTGCTGGCAATATTACCAATGGAGTGGCATCTAATTGGCATCCAGTTACAGAAAATACTGGAGCAGTTTCTGGATTATCAACTAATCCATCAGATCTAATTGGAGATCCAGTATCGTATCCAAGGAAATTTGGTCTACTTCTTTCCAACATTGGTCTTGGAAAATACCCCACATGACACGGTGTTTTGTGAGTATCGATAGGAACAGTATCAACAATTTGATCTGTTTCCCCACGTCCAAAAAGTGTCTGTGTGTAAACATCTGTAGCATGACCACTGCCACGAGAAGCACCAGTAGCTCTAAAATTATTTTCTCCAGCAGGAACAAATCCCCAATAATCTTTTCCAGTGCTATCCTGAATAAATTCCATGAAAGAATCACATCTAGGCAATGTATTTTCTTTATTGGCATCACCATAAAAAGTAATATTTTCTGACCCACCCTGCCATGTAGTTGGTTCAGTGTCTTCCAAAGAGCATGTATTCGGTCCTCTCGATTGACTACAATGCATCGATGCATTACCAGTCATAACAATGCCCCCGTCTGTCCTAAATGGCATTGGACCAGAACCAGATGGATTAACTGAAGGGATGCTATCAGCATGACCATGTGATGGAGTATGATTAATTCCCAATTTTCTATTTAAAGTGTGAACTGTCTCTAAAAAATCAGGTGCAGTTAAAGTTATATTGGTAAATTGAAAATATAAATTTCCTGTTAGATTTAAAGTAAAATCTATATCTGCAGATGCATCATGAGTAGTTCTAATTGAGACTGTTTCTCCATAATTAGAAACTAAACTTCCGATTGTTGTTCCATTTTCATTGAATACTGTTGTTGCAACATTTGATTGCCCATATTGATATTTTGGTATATCCAAATGATATCTTTCCAGATCCATTAAGACACTATTTGAAATTTGTGGCAATCTAAAAGTAGCAGTGGATCCGTAATATGGAAATTCATAATGATTTCCCAAAGAATCTGCCATGCTGCCACCATAGGTGTCTCCAAGAACAGAAGCTAATAGAGGATAATCTCTTGCATTCAATGTCTGCCCACTACAGACAATCCATCCTTTTGGAATATTGGAGGCTAGAAATCCTGTACCTCCATCGCCGCCCCAGGGCATAATGGTGCCAATTTTTGCGGCACGCATCGTTTTGATAGAATCGTAGTATGCAGTCATTTGCGTTTTTTAGAGTTCCATTAACCACCATCCGCGAAGAGATGGAGGAATTGTTCGTGCATTGGCAGATCCTTCAATATCAACAGTACCAACATATAAAAGACCAAATGCAGCGTTTCTTGTTTGAATTACAAGTTCACCAGAATCCCATGCACTTGTCAGTAATTGACCAGCACCAGCTCCAATTCTTGAACCAGTGTTATCTCCTTGAATAGCAACAGCAGCGTTATCAATTTTAAGAGATCTTAAAATTAAACTTGTATTATAGGTAAGATTTCCACTCAACTCAACAAATCTAATCATGTCGCCAGTTTGAGCATTTGATGGTAAATATAAAACCATATTGCTACCACTAGAAACATTAACTATGTAATTGTTGTTAACTTGCAATGGATTGTCTTGTTGTTGTCCAATACCAGTTGCAGGATCAAATGCAACATATGTATGCCTTCTACCACCATTTCCTGTCCAATACTTCTCAATACCGAAGGAATCGATAGCATTGTTCTGATAAATCCTAAAGTCTTTACTTCCAGAGAGAGTATTTCCAGCAGATCCTAAGTTATCAATATGGAAAATAACTTCGGATGGAATTTCACTTGGGAAAATTTTTCCTTTCTGATAGAAAGTTTGACCCATTTCGACACTACCTTCTCGGTTAGTTACTCTGAAAGAAGTTTCTGTTGAGCAAATACCATTCATTTGGCAATCATCATAGTAAACTTTCAGATCACCATAGAATGTGCCAGAACCTTTTAATGTTAATCCATTTGTTCCAGTAACAGGATCTTCAATTGATCCATCTCCAGAGTGTCCATCGTCATTTGCAATCGACAATACAAGAGTCTTGCCATCAGAACCATACATTCTAAAGGCGCCACTATAAACAGTCAAATCATCATAGATTTTTGTAGCGCCGCCGCCAAACAGTCTTACTGGAATTGTATTTAATGTATTTGGATACCTAATCTGTTTAGGCATCTTAATGGCATAAAATACATCCAAACTTCCATCAACGCTATCTGCAACAAAGAACTCGGTTCCGATTCTAATCATCGTGAAATAATCTAATTTTGGAGAAATTAGATCAGCATCTCTTAATGTTAACTCCAATCTGAGATCACTATTATTTGGAGTTCTTGCTCTTAGAGCTGCCGCACGATCAGCAGTAGTTGCTGGAACATCATGAAGTAGAGTTGTTGTTCTCTCATACTTATCGATCTTAACAAAGTTAACACCCACACCAAAACTCTTTGCAGTCGTTCCCTCTTGACCTCTACCGCCAGTTGGATATTCAATGTTACTCGATGTTGGAATAATTAAATTGCCATTAACATCAGTGTATGGATCATCAGTGATTCGGATAATCTCAATAGAAACCCCAGTGACATACATGACGCATAGATCACCCTTCATGAATGAAGATAGGTTTGATTGAATTTCAATGTTTGATGTAGCTGGAACAATTGCTTCTGCAAGTGTTGTAATTGGTCCTGTCGAAAGTTCTGTCTGCGGATTAAATCTATAAACATGAACAATATCATCATCCTTCTGATATGCAGCAGGAGAAGTTCCATATTGCTGCGAAAGGAAGAAGACAGTACCATGATTATTACCGATGTTTGTATCACCAGTGCATGTATCTACTTCGAATGTAGTTACATCTAATCCGTTTGTGATTGTCAGTTTTTCATTAGTAGAAGAATTACTAAATGGCGTGGTGCATCCACCAACCAACTTAAGAGAACCAGCAATCTCAGCACTTCCAGAAGATTCAATTCTTCCAGTCGTAGAGTCGATAGAGAATACGGTAGTTTCATTTAAACTATCGCATCCATTCTTGATCATAAGTCTCTTAGGTACTAGATCAAGAAGTGTGTTTACCTTGAAGATTTCTCCAGTATCATCAATTCCATTGTTGTTTGCATCTTCACGATCAATGATAATATAATCACCTTGATTGATACTACCACCAAATTGAGATAGGTAAATATTTTCTTCAGTTCCCGAAGAATCAATATAAACAACTGTCCATGTGGCATCAAACTGAACTACGCACTTATAGATTGCTGTAGTATCAGGATGATCCGTTCTAGTTGAAGTAAATGTTCCAAATGGAAGTCTTTCAACTACAAGATAGTATGGAGCAATATTGATACGAGGTAATGAAACAATTCTTACAAATTCTGGATGTTTGATTCCATCACTGTCATTTGTATCAATGAGAAGAATATCATTTTCAGTAAAATATTGAGCTCCATTTGCATCATATGGTCTGTTTTTAATAGGAAGATAATATTGATTGCCAGTTAACTCTGGAAGAGTCTGAGGTTCAATTTCAGGAGTACCACCAATTGTAGTTACTTCATTTTGGAATACAGATCCTCCCCAAGTTCCAGTACCAGCAGTATCAACTTCATTATAAACTGCGTTTCCTGATGCAACTCTTAGAACCTGAATAATATCAACATTAGCATTGAAGATATTATTACCAAGATCTCCAGTATTATGTGCAGACTTGGTTGTTCCAATCTGACCTCTAAATGCCGTAAACGAATAGGAAGCAAATCCACCACAGAGAGTGATATCTGCATTGAATCTAGCAGTAGAGTCTACGAGTAGATTATTTCTAATCTTTGTTTGTCCACCCTGACCACCAATCGTAATATCAGATGCATTTGTAGCAAAATCTAGTTTTGATGTTGCACTATTTCCAGAGAAGAATTCAACTGTTCCTGCTGTGGAAGATAGCTTCACCGTGTCGAATAGTCCTCTTCTGGTTCCTAGTTGGAAGTCACCAGAAGTCTTGAATGCTTTAGTATCAACTTGTACAAATGACAGAGATTCATTGTTATTGTAAGCACCACCAATAGTAATCTTAGAAATATTAGTGCTTACATCTGGAGTATTACCAATCCAAATATTGCTATGTAAAGACGAATTACCGATGTAGATGAATTGATCTTCTAGCGTCGTATTTACAACTCTTAAAGTCTCAGCAGTTGGAGCAACATTTAAAGCTCCAACGAATGTAGAATCTGGTAAGAAATTGAATGTTCCAGTTGTAATACTGGTTCTGATTTCCGCAGTATTTGTACCACCGCCACCATTAACTTCAATATCTTGTTGGAATCTAACATCATCTGTGAATCTAGATAGTCCATCTACAACCAATGCTCGATCAAGTTCAGCATTGGTTACATTGATTCCGACTCTACCACTGTTTGCAGTAGAAATGCGGAAAGTTGCTTCATTGTTGGGATTATATGCATCACCACCAACCATAAAGGCATCGGTGCGATTTTGTAAAGTTCTTTGAGCAAATACCGAGTGAGAACCATAATCGGTGACCTTCTTACCACTAATAAATGCTGTACCAACAACATCCAAGTTTGCTCTTGGATTGGTATTTGTATCAACATAATTTGTTTGATAAGAATCTCTCTCAGATCTTGCTACGGTGTTAATACCAAGTTTATAGTCACCAATTGTATCTGTTTCTGTTCTGATCGATTCTGAACCTAATACACCAAACTCTTTCCAATTTGAGTTAGAGAATTCAATTGTAAGTTCATTATTTTCTGCATACTCATCTGCCCATAATCTTGGATTGTCATTTTGTACAGAATTTTTAATTGCAGCAATAGCGAACTGACACGATCCAGCGTTTGGATTAAATCCATTCGAAATAACTTGCCAGGTTCCATCAAAAGAACTGTCACTGAATCCCTTAATTCTAATTTGAGATCCAGATGTAATACCAAGAAGTGAATTTGTTAGAGACCCTGCCCAGGTAACAGTAATAATTGTAGTGTTATTAAAGGAAAGTGAATATACAGAGAGAGGAGAAATTTCAGTATAGTAGTTTGCATAGATCCAACCAAGAGAACCCGACTTCCCTACATTATTTCCCTTGAGGAGCATATCTCCAGCTAAAGGAGCGCCAGCATTACCATAAGCAACAATCTGACTTGAAGAGAAAGTTCCTAGTTGATTTGGAGTAATATTCGAAGGATTGCTTCCTACTACATGAGTCTGAATCTTATAGGGTTGTCCATCCCTGCGACTATTGAACTGGAAAATTGCTGCCGAAATTTTATTTCTAGCAAGAACAATATCTCCACCAGTTTCTACATTTCTCAAGAAGGAAGATCTATCAAGAGATCCATCATCAAGTGCAGGATCAACAAATGATGAAATTGTTAAGGCATATTCTCTTACAGTTCCAAGGACATTAATTAGAACTGGAGAGTTAAATGTGCTACGACGATCTTGTGCTTCTCCACCATTGACGGTGATGTACTCATTAAATGTTACAGGAGTATCAAATGTGGTAACAAGATTTCCAATGTTCTCTGTATCATCAGCAGAATCTACAAGTTTAGCAGATTCTAAGAATTCTTCTTCACCAGTAATAGCATCGATCTTTCTATTACCGATATAAAGATCTCCATTAGAGTTTAGACCAGTATAGAATACAATACCACCATCTTGCTTCTTAGATTGTGCGTAGAAGTCTTGTGTTGGGGTTAGAACAACTTCCTGACGAGCTGGGAGACCAGTTGAGTAGTTACCAGGACCAAATCCTAGGTATTCAAATGTATGGTTACCAGCACGAGCAATAGATGGTCTGCGAAGTTCAACATAATATCTCTGATCCGAGACAACTGTGCTATCACCAGCAATAGGAATACGACGATCTTCTGATCCAGATGCAGCATTACCTTTTTTCGCTCTTAGTCTATTATCAATTTCAGAAGATACTTGAGTGTAAGTATTTTCACTAAAGGCGCTATTCCCTAGAAGGTCGATCATCGCCTCCTTCGTCATAGATCCCTTGAAGTCATTGACTCTTACGAGACCATGAACATAGTTATCTGCAGCAGAGTAAGTTGCAGGAGGATCAACCAATGTTGCATCCAGTTGCTTATACCACAGAGGATCGTTCTTGTAGTTTAGAGGATACAGTTTGCTGACTGGTTGAGAGAACTTAAAGTTTCTGAAGTTTCCTAGGTTACCAGCTCCCTGTGGATATGGTGAAATATTACCACGAATTGCTGTTAAGTAATAGATACCATCT